CTTTCTTTTACGCATATCCAAGCCTCATCACTCTTTTACCATATCAAAGAGTGAGAGTTGCTCATACTCCTGTGTAGGTTCGTTGGATACGCCTGTGCTACCGAAACCACCGTCACCACGCTCGGTATCCTCGAGCTCATCGACTTCTACAAAGTCGACTGCGAGATACGGCAGGATGACAAGCTGTGCGATACGGTCTCCTTCGTGGATTGTATCACACTCGGCAGTGTCGTTATGTAATGCGACGATAAGTTCGCCGCGATAATCGGAATCGATTACGCCAACGCAGTTTGCAGGTCGCAGACCTCGCTTGGTTGCAAGACCGCTTCGTGCGAAGATTGCACCGAAGTAACCCTCGGGGATTTCGACGCAGATGCCAGTACCAATCTTCTCCGTCTTACCGGCGGGGATGCGCTGGGCGCCTGTCTCTGTATGGGCGTATAAGTCATAACCTGCGGCATACTTGGAGCCGCTTGTCGGGAGCGTAGCCCCCGCAAAAGTTTTCTTGACCTTGATAGTCATTGGGTTGATACCTCCGAATATGTATTATTTAGTTGAAAAGTGAATACCAAAGCCCAGTTTTATAAACATTTTAGGGCTTCTGTTAGAAGGTGTGGATACTGCTCTTTGATGATTTCGATTTGCGGTGCAAATTCTCCAAAGTATTCAATTTCCCACCTTAGTCTTTGCTCGATTGCAGCCTGTTCGCTACGAAAAGTTTTCTCGATATGCTTGTTCTTGCCGATATAGATTTGCGCCCGCCAAGAATTTTTACATCTTGTATCTCTGCGTACACCAATAATACCTTCTCGTTGAACAATAGGTCTTTTGCGTGTGTTGCGACAGTTCTCTTGCGCGTTACAAATACGCAGATTACTCGATATATTATTGAGCGTGTCACCATCTATATGGTCGACCTGCATACCATTGATATTGCCGCCATTTAATTCGCAAATCATCCTGTGCATCATCACAGCGCCTTGCCTGTTTGTAGTGCGAATATACCCTACATTTGTGTATTGCCAGTGGTATTTACGGATTGTCTCGAACAACGCAATATCAAAGACTGTTGTTATGCGCTCACCGTTTTTACGAATGATAGTAAGATACGCGTATTCCGAATCTGTGTAATATTCGTTCTTACAGCGATGACTTCTGCCATCCCTCATTCTGCGTACCATAAGCCACAGTGGCAATATCCAGGCTCATTGCGCTCGATTTGCTGGCGGAATTCTTTACAACGGCACTTGGTGTCTTCTGTCTTAAGAAGACTACACGGACAGTATCCGCCGTTTTCTTTGAGCTTGCGTTTGATTTCTGCGGCGTATTCCTTGTCGGGGTTCTGCTTGATAACCATTATACTTTCTCCTCCATTACTGACTGATAGATTTCTTTCTGCATCGCCGAACGCGTTTGACGAAGTTTCGTGAGAGCGTCCATCATATCGACCACATAATCGATATTATCAATATCGGTGTCGTTTCTGACTACATCGATGAAGTTTAGTTCGATGAACTCAATCAGGTTATCTACCTGTGATTTTGTAAAACCCTCAATCACGGCGTACCTCCTTATCGTCACGGGCTGCGGCTAACAAAGCGCAGGTCATAAACCCAAGTAGGTAAGCAACAGGAATAATCCAAAGCAAATTCCAAGCACTCATCATTCCTCGTCACCACCTTCCTCTTTTGACCGGCGAAGCTCTTCGAGATAATCTGCCAGAGCTACCCATTCTTCCTCGGTAACATCTTCCATAAAGATGTGGTCGTTCTTACGAGCGTATCCACACTGTTTTAGGAAGATATTGAGTTGGTCGCCGATGAAATCAATATCTGTTTCGCCAAGGTCGTTAAAGACCTGTGCGGTTGTTGTAGCAGAGAACTTGTCGCCAAACTCGTTCTCGAAATTAAAGCCGATAGTCAGCTTGTTTTGGTTTTCTGCCATATGTATACCTCTGTAAATTATCGAATTATCTTGCTCGCCTAAAAATTTTTAGTCGTCTTTCAGGGCGATTGCTGTGATAAGACCAACGATGCCGAGGCAAACAAGTGCCAGCACCCAGGAGAAGAAAATGGGAGACATTACCCAGAACCAACTCCAGTTGATTACACCGCAGGCTCGCAGAGCGCAGAACAGGATTGTTAAGAAGTAACAAATTTCCTTCAATGCACTACCGAGAGCGCCGCCGACACTACTTGCGCCACTTTGCTTCTTGCTCATATATTTACTCCTTTATGTAGTATGGGTTTTTAGATTTTCCTGCAAAGAATTTAAGATTGACTCCCAAACAATTATCTCTGTCGGGTTGTTTTCATTCCTTGCTGCCACGAGTCGCGTTTTAGCAATTTCAATTTGACTTGTTATACTCAGTTGTTTGCACATCAAGAAATCACCTCAGCATATTGATTGTCGGACGCGAGATTGACACCGAGAACCTCGTCATAGTGCTTTGACTGGTTCGGCACGAAACGACCGAATTTAATGATGATGTTCGGAAATCTTTTCAAAGTCTCGACTTCCTGTGCAATCTCGTCCTTGTTGTAACCTGTATAGATTACCACTGTATCATTACAATGATAGTTGTTGCGCAATGCAAAGATAAGGTCGAACATCTCGAAGAACTGTTCAAACGGTTCAAGTCCGGCAAAGCAAATTGCGCTTGTGATATCATTGGATAAATACCTTTCGATGATGTCATCGCTTGCCATTTCGACGGTGGCGGCTTTCCGCCACTCGTCGTTTTGGCATACAGACATCGGGATACCTGCTTCTCGGCAGCACTTACCATTACAGTACGCAGTGCCGATATACATTGAGGGTTGCTTATAGTTGATGAAGTCCTCATCCACGATTGTCTTTATAATCATTCGCGTAACATCTCCGCATACTCATACCACTGACGGGTATTGAATTCACGCTTTCTGTCCTTGGAGTAGCTTCTCGTGGGTACGAGATAACCGACGATACGCTGATAGGTGTCGTGTACGGGTTCACCACAGGTGGGGCATACATCGGTGCCGACAAAGCCGTGGTGGTTTTTACACTCATTGATGCGAGTGTTGAATGCAAAGTAGATAACACCAGCCTGTGCAATCTTGTTCAGCATATCCCACGCAACATCAGTATTCGGGAAGTTTGCTTCAAGGTTGATGTGGGCGATACTACCACCACTGCACTTCTCATCAAGGATTGCGCTGAGTCTCAGCTTCTCCTGGATAGTACACTTGGTAGAAAGAGGAATCCACTGGTTGCTGTAGATGAACTTGTCATCCAAATCAAACAGAGCATTGTCTTTCTGGCAGAGGATAACAGCGGCTCTTTCTGCAGGAACAGACTCGATGTTGAAGGAGAACTCATCGGTGAATGTGTCCTTCACCTCATTCAGTACATCGAAAATCTTGCAGGCAAAGTCCAGACCCTCGTCGGTGTAGTATGTATAACCCAGTTCATCAACACGGGTGTAACCAAAGGCTTCGATAACCTCATAGAGACCGAGAATGCCCATTGTGCAATACTGCTTATCCATTTCGACTGCGCCGTCCTGATAGTTCGGGAGCAGACCCTTTTCAATATTGCGCTTCATAATATGACGCACAGTATCGAGAGCCTTACAGCACAGCAGCGCACGCTTCTTGAGCAGTGCGAGGTACTTCTTCTCGTCGCACTCGGTCTCCAGTGCAATACGCATCAGATTGATGGTATTAACCTTAACGGAGCCGATAGACAGAGCCGTACCGCCGATGGAGTTGATGAACGCATTGAGCTTGGATGTGTCAGAAAGGAGACGGCAACAGTTACTGAGCGTAGTGACATCGCCACTGACGAAGAAGTTGCTGTCGTTCCAAGTTGTATTGTGGTCGGAGCACCAACGGGCGAAGTCTTCATCGACAAACTTGCCGTCTTTGTAGAGCAGGCTGTATGTCAGCACAGGGAATGTGAACATATTCTCACTGCGAATCTGGGAAACAACCTCCATAAAGAGCTTCTGGTGCTCAATCAGCTCGTCAACGCAGTCAATGACATATGTGCCGTCAGGATACTGCACACCGCCAAACAGAGACTCGATGTAGTTGCGGTCGAAGATGGACACATTGACGAATGCGGTCTGGTCGATACGCATAAAAGGCTGGTTCAGACGGTAAATCAGTTTCTGGAAAGACTGCTTGATGTAGTAATCGTGGTCTTTGATGAAGAAACCTGTCTCGCAGTCGTGCTTCCAGAAGTAGTAAGTCCAGATGAGGATGTTCGGGATGCCAACTGCGCCGGAACTGCGGTTGCTCATATAGCTGATGTACTCGATTACATCGTCGATGAATGTCGTAAGGTGCTTGGGAGGCTGATTGTTATAGTTCTTGAGGAAGAACAGACCCTCTGTAGCCAAACGAGTAAGGTCGTAGGCGTAGCAGTAAGGGATATATGTGGTTGTAGAAGCATCGTGCAGGTAGAACGCACCGCTGTGCTCGCATTCGAGCCACTCCTTGGCGGTTCTGAGGTTGTACTTCTTCTTCAACTCGTAGAAAATCTTATTGAAGGCAAAGAGCTTGTCGAGAGACTTACCCTTTTCGTTGATGAGACTGCGAATATCCTTGTTGGATGCGTTCGCATTGGCGTCGATAGTAACATCGGCGACATTCTTATCGATAAAACCGTCGATAAAGTCGGAGAAATTGAGTTGGGTTTCGTGGAAGCCATTGAGAAAATCGAAATCCTCGCCGTACTTTTCGTTCAGCGCGTGCATTGCTTTCTCAAAGTCTCTATTCATCTTTAATGGAATGTTCATTTGGCAGTCTCCTTACTGTTTATTTACCCACTCGACCGCCTGCTTGAAATCCATAAGGGTTCCATTGTTGTCGAGCACGGGCACTTGCGTGATTCCGAGTGCAAGCATCTCGTCTACTGAATTATTCTCCGTATACGGCACGCCCTTTTCGTTGAGCTTCTTCTTCAAGACCTCACATTTAGGACAGCCAGTGGAGTACAAAATGATATCTCCGTAAATAGGAATCACTCCTTTCGTGCGTAGTCGCACACGATATTGAATACTTCTTCCCAAGACGATGCTCGTACAGCACCGATTGTATCTTCATCAAAATTCCTGTTATGTGCTGCCGTCATCAGAATTTTGTGGTACTCTCCGCCGTCAAGATTTTTGGGATAGTCATCGACAAGAATATCGCCACGAATGAGCTTCTTGTCATAAGCTACTATTACATCTTGGTAGCGTAAGTATGGGAAGTATCTAAATAAAACCTTTTCAAGTTTAATAGGCAGCGAATTATAATGTGATGCGGTTACTATGCAAACGCGATGTCCGTTTGCTATTAGCTTTGCAATGTAGTCGTAGGCACCGGGGAGAGGTTTAACCCGCTCCCACAGTTCTTCTTCAAACAGAGGGGCATAAATTTGTCGCTCTTCCAGTGTAGGAAACGCCTTTGTCATATCCCACTCCTTGATATCGTCCATCGATACCGACAGACCATATCGTTCATTAAGCAAACCAACCCACGCATCACACAAATTCTCGATTGTGTCGTCCATATCAACCAGGATGGTTAGTTTCTTCAAGGTTTGCACCTCCGTTTATAAATTCTGCCGCGCAACCAACCGTCATCGTAATATTCTTCCGCGATGTCTTTGCGTACTACGCGTTCTTCATCACCTTTATGAATCCATATTTTTGTTCCCTGGTCATTCCTGACAATTTTCCTGCCGTGCAAGACGCCCTGTAATATCCATCCATCAGCGAGATAGGTGTGTAATTCGGACTCTTTAACATACTTGTAGATGCCGTCTTTATAGATTGACTTACTACCGATATGCCCCGCACTCATATTTGCTTTAGATTGTTGTGTATGTACGCGACCAGTTAACTTGTCTCTGGCATTTTGTGCAAACCTCTCTCTTGCTTCTGGAGAAAATGTTCTCGACATATTAGCCCGTGCAGTATCCGACATAGGTTTATGTGGATGCCTCATTCGTTCTCTAACACATTCTGGCACAATAGACAAACCATCACCGCCAAATGTTAAATTGTAAAATTTTTCGTCGTTTACTGCGTTATAATGGCTAATAAATAATTGTTCCATTTTGTTTAGAGAAGCGTCGTCAGAACACTCACACAAAATTGTCCGTTCAAAATTTTCGACGCCATATTTTTCTATGGCTCGTTTTAGCAACACACCCGAACCTAAATACCACGAATCATCAATGTCGTTTGGGTTCATCTCTCTTCGGTGCTTCCCGATATATAGATGACCTGTAACCTTATTTCTTGTCATATAGACAAACCCATATAGCGTGGTGTTTTGTTGCGTATTAGTGGTCATAAATCACCGCCTTCGTCATTCTGGAACCTCATCTGCACATTGACTAATCCATCCCCTGTGGTTGGTCGTTAGATGGCACACAGCAGCCCTTTCTTTATCCTTGAAATGTTGTATGTACTTCGTAAAGCCACTTGTGCTTGGGTTATCAAGGTCACATTGTAATTCGTGACCAATAACGATAACTTTCGCTTTTTTACCAACACGCGTTAGGGTTTTCTTTAACTGTGATGTCGTGAAATTTTGCGCCTCATCCAGTATCACTACCACATCATCCAAGTTAGAACCTCTCAAGAATGTGTCGGTGATACAGGTGATGTATCCTGTGCCGTTCTTCTGATTAACCATACTTTCATCGTTAATCGCCGTATGGGGATTGATATCGCAGTTAATCAGCGCCTGGTAGAAAGCCTCGAAGTAAACTGAACTTTTCTCTGTGATGGTTCCGGGCAACCATCCTTGCTTTCTCTCGCCATACGGAGACATAATGTAGACGATACTCTTAAACGCTCCGTGTTGAACGAGGATATTTGCAACGCCCGTTGCGATTGTTGTCTTGCCTGTACCTGCTCTGGCGTTGACAAAGACAATGTCGATGTCGGGGTTCAAAATTGTATTCGCAAAATTTAATTGCTCATTATCTAACTGAAGTCCGTAGAAAGGTCTGTCATCGAATGACTTAGGCATATCGCCGTAGTATTCCATAACGGGTCTTTTCTTTGCCGCCATAAAGACCCTCCTTAAATTACCTCATCGATATCACAGTCTTCGCCGATGATGTAATCAACGAACCCTTTATCCTTAGCTTCGCTTGCGAACAGATACCATTCGACGCGGAGCTTGCTGTCGTATTCTTCACTTGTCAGTTTGCTTCTGGAGAGGATATACTGCTTAACACGCTCTTCCACTTTTTTCTGGAACTCCATTTGGTCTTGAGCCTTGGCTCCAGAGTTATACACGAAGTTGGAACCGTCGTGCATCAGGAACTTCGCATTCTGTGTTGCGAAACGCTTATGACCGGCGAGACCAATCAAGAATCCCATACTGTACTGGTAACCGAGATTGATGGTATGCACAGGGGTCTTGCTATTCTGGATAATATCGATAAGCTCGAAACCAGAATCGACTTCGCCGCCGTTAGAGGTGACATACAGAAGAATGGGCTGTCTATCCTTGGGGTCGATACCCTTATCTTCCTTGTTGTACTGCATAATGTGCTTCACGATGTCAGCCACGGAAAGCTGTTCGACATCCACATTCAGGAACAGCTTGCGCTGTTTTAAGTCGTTGAGGTAGAAGATTTCTTCAACCATACCTGCTTCAAGCAGTGCCTTTTCAATCTCGACCTCATAGTCGTAATAACCTTTGCGATTAGTTCCCATAAAGATTCTCCTTAATCCAATTTGATGTAGTTACTTCCAACTCCTCAAGTGTGCCGGTGTTCTCGATATAGAAATCAGGCACCGTATCATCAAGCGCGGTTTCGGAAGGGTGCTTTTGCTGTTCCTCTGTAAGAGGGCTCTTGAAACCAGGTCGTACAACACGCAAATGGATGGTGTCAAACCCGTTTTCAACCATTGTCGTTACTTCATTCGGGAAACGACAGTCGGGGATGATGACATAGTCCCAATTCTCGTGGAAGTATTTGAGCATCATCGCAACGAAGTCAACCCATAATGTAGGGTTCTGCTTGCGGATGACATCAGTTCCAACATACTGCAGCATCTGTCTGCCTTTTTCGTCCTTGTTACCATCCCAACCGAAGTAGTTACGGCATATGTATTTCAAAAGGTCTGCGTAGTGCGTGGTCAGCACTCTGTGGTTATCTGCAGTCAGTTTATCGCGCAGCATAGAAGCGACGGTATCTTTGCCGTTCTGCGCCTTGCCAGAAACTAAAATCACTTTCATTCTTCTTTCATCTCCTCTCGTTGCTTACTTTGCATTACCAGTTTGGAATATCTCTGGAAGCTGTCCACCGCCTCACGGACGGTGATTTCGTTGTCCGGCGCTCTCCATTGCTTTTCTTTGCCGTAGTAGATTTCGCGTACTTTACACCACGCAGCAACCACGGGTTTGTTAGCATCTCGCACCGTATGTTCGCATACAAACGCTACCGCTTGCTTGCCAACCTTTGTGAAGTCATCAACCATTCTCTGGATTGCGAGCTTTTGTCCAAGAGGAACTTCTGCGCTGCCGTATTTGACTTCAAACAGTATGTATTCTGAGTCCTTATACTCGATAAGACCGTCAATATCAGTAGGATAAATGTAGCCATCAACCTCAAGACCTTTGAAGTCGATAAGTTGCTTCATTCTGTACGGATTATTTATCCTGCTCGTCATATACCCCGCCAGGGAGATATTTCTTGTTGAGACCACAGCAGTTGAATTCGTCGCACAATCCGCCTCGGTATGCGCAATTCGGAACGAGAAGGTCTGCAAACTCGGGGTTGACCTCAACGACCTTATCGCAAATCAACTGCACAAGTTCTCTCGTCTCTTTGGAAGCCTGCGTACACAAACGCTTATGGGCAATGGTGATTAGCTCCTCGGCGTTCATATACCAACACATTGTGACGGGCGAATCCTGTCTCGCGGCACCTCTCTCGTACTTGACCTGGCGGTCATTGCGTTGAGTAGAAACGAACGGAGTGGCGTGGACATGACGCACCAAATGAACGGATACCCAATACGGGATATCAGACAGTCTAAAGCAAAACTGCAGTGTTCTGATTGGAGAGTGGTTCGCCTTTAACAGCTTAACTTTCCACGCGTCGGTCGCAGGGGTGTCGGAGTCTTTAGAGACCGTCACAAGCGTACACTTTTTACACAGCATCCAATCTTCTTCCGTGGGATGCTTCAAGATTTCTACTTTCATATCGTTATTCCTCACAATATATCCAATGTAGTCTTTTACCGTCGTGTTTACCTGCGCTAAACCTTGCCGGGTCTCCGAGAGCACGAGTGATATTGGGCGACGGAATACCCATTTCACGAGCCGCTGCTCGTATACCTATAAACTCACGGTTCAGTTCCACGCATTTAATTTTCTTGGAGCAAGGGTTGTCGGCGCCGAATTTGCCATACCTTGAGCAGTTCTCTGGAGTAGCGTACAGTTGCTTCAATGACTGTGATATTTTGAGCCTTGTCTCTTCTGTGACAACAGCACCATAATGAGGGTTATTTTGACCAGTAGTTTGCTCGCTTTTAATGTTGCGAATCCTATCGAGTTCTTCCGGTGATAATCCAGCGTATGTGTTACCACCCTCACCACCAAGTGCAATATTGTAAAACTCGTGGTTGTGTGCGGCGTCCAACTCGTTTATCCAAAACCGCTCTCTGGCATTACACTCGTCTTCCGATGAACACACCTCAATAATGGTCTTGCTGAAATTCTGTACCCCATATTTAGCAATGGCTTGCTTGAGGATTTTTCCACTACCGAGATATGTATCGTCCTTGATTTCACAGTCGCATTTTCTTTTGCCGATATATTTGCGACCCGTTACAAGGTTTTGCGTCAGATATATATAGTAATGAATCGCAAATCACTCCTTTGCAGGTTATTTAATTATCTTGATAGAGTACAAGGGAGCGTCTGTTTATAACATTGTAGCACACCTTGCACCCAATGTCAAGATAATTCTAAAATTTACATTTAACTTTTGTAGGGGCTCTCAAGGGAGTAGTCCCAGATATTATACGAGCCGCTGTAGTTATCTCTAAAGTAGTTATGACCGTTGCGACCCTCAAAGTAGATGTACTCTTTTGGAAGAACTCTTCCGACATTCGTTTCTCCGTTCTTTTCACGGCTCCATCTGTCCAGTACATCATGTGCGAGGTCAAGCAGTTCGTCCCATACAGGAGTGCTTTCATAGAAAGCGAACTGGTTTGGAGACCTTACGACTGAATAGACTGTGGAGTCATAACAATCTACTCGGTTTAGGATAGTCCACGCCACGCAAGCCTGTTCGGTTTTGCTCGGTACACCACGGCATTCGCGGTATAACACCTTTGCAATATCGATTGCGTCCTGCTCGGTATAATGCTGAATGTATAAATCTTCTTCGACCGGTTCATCGTCAGCTACTTCAGTTGTTTCTTCGACCATCGTAGTCTCCTCAACAACCTCTGTCACATCTGTCGCTTCTTCGGTTTCAGAAGCGGTAGTGCTGGTGGGAATTGTGCTTTCAGTCGTTTTAATACATTCGTCTCGTGTCTCTGGCTCATAAGATTGAGTAACCGATGTTTCAGCCTTACTGGCAGGTTCATTCTTTGCGGAGTCCGCATTGTTTGATACCGCTCCTGTGGCAAATACTAAACATAGCACCACTAACAGTATCGCCGTTCCTATTCCTGCAATTTTATGGTGAGCACTTAACTTAATAAGAACCATCTCCTTCCGTTATTTAGTTATGTATTATGTATTTTCTTTGATTGGAGAGATAACGCATTCATCGATGAGCTTCTCCATACAGCTACAGCACAAGTCAAGTTCGAGGTCGTCGCCATCGTACTTTGTGCCGTACCCTAATCGGGTATTGATTGAGAAATTCTCCTGCGTATCCCAGATGTCGAACTTCTTTCCGCATCTGTTACAGGTAATCTCCTTAGCCATAGTAACCATCTCCTTTTTGTATATCAAAGTCGTGTTTTATGCACGAAAAAGTCGTTGTGCCGCAACACTTTATTCAGTGATAGAGAACGAACCTAAGAACTCATCGAGTTCTTCGCTGCGTTGAGCCGCTTCTTTGTACCTTTCGTACTTCCTCAGCCCATCAATTATCCTTGCCGCCTTGGTGGTAGGATGACCGTCCATACTTTCGTATGCACCGCATCTATAAGGAACCAACATACACTGGAGAATACCGCGAAGACGCTGGTCTTCGATGTTGATTTCGCTCTCATAAATGACTTCGTTACACTTAATGCCACGAGCATTGTCCGTTAGGGTAATAAGCTCGATTCGGCTACCGTTTTTGAAGTTAATTCTGGATGTGCCAAGTCCAGAAGTAAACACCTTGTCGACTCCGGGAATTGAAGTCGCCTTGTGCATTTCGGCTAACTCCTCTGCAAAATCCTTTGCATCTGCTCTCCTGGCAAATGCGATAACTGCCTTGTAGTTCTTGTTGTCGTTACAACGAACAAGGGCTTCGCAGAACGAATTGGTATTCAGCACTTCCATTTGTGATAATCACCCCTGTCTTAATACACCTTGGAATACGCGGTTAGTCTGAAATACTGACCTTGCTTCTCGTATGCTTTACAAAAAATGATGTCGCCCTTTTTAATCGGGTCTTCCTCGTACACCTTGTTCACGACCGTGAATCGGCTTTCTTTACCGCTACCGATAGACTTGGTTACTACCGAATATCCAAATTGCTTGTTGTCTTTCTTTCTGACTAACGGGTAAACCTCTAATACATAGAGTTTTCGTCTGTCTTCGTCCTTGCCGGACACATAACCGACATAACCCATTACATCAACAAAGTTACGAACCTTGAGCAAGTCGCTCAAATCGTCCATATGTATTGCCTTGACCGCATCTTCTGACTCACGGAGAATCGATGCGACATCGAGTAGTGTGTAACTCTTCGCAACACCGCCAGACTTGGTGACACCAACGGCGTACTTCGTTACTATATCTTCAAGAGGTGTTCCATCCACTTTATCCTTGGCAATCTTCTTTGCTTGCCCTTTCTTAAAGGTGGTGTAGAACATATCTGTAATTCTTAAAAGCTCTCGTTGATTTCCGAAATCGGAGAAGAAGTCGAGCTTGATGAGGATATCGAGCTGGCGGGTATTCAATGTTGTTTTCTGGTCAATATCGAACAGGATATCAACAAAGCGAGTGTAGGTTTTGCTCTTTGCCAACTGATACAGTTCCTCGGCGATGCCAGCGCTCATAAACTTGATGGATGTGAGACCCTTGGCGACAATACCTCGTTCCTTATCGAAGAAGTATTCGCTCTTGGATAATCCCCACTTGGGCATCGTAATCTTGATGCCAACTCTGTTGGCGTATGCCGTACCATTTCTGATATCATCCTCGTTAGCAGCATTGTTAAGGAACGATGTGATGAACTCAATCGGATGATAGTAGCGGTAATAGGCACACAGGTAGCCAAGCAAGCAGTATGCAATACTGTGGTTATAACCGAACTGGTACGAAGCGCTGTCCTCAATGACCTGGAGGAACTCTTTGGCTTCCTGCTCGGCAACCTCTCTCGGCTTGGGTGACTTGTTGCAGTAGCCCTCTAAAATATCGGGCATTGCTTTATCCAGTCTGTCTTTCTGCTTACGACCGATTGCTCGGCGGATGTTGTCGGATTCACTACCAGACAGACCGCAAATTTGTTGCAGGAACTTAATTGTATCCTCTTGGTAGATTAAGTATCCGAGGTTATCTTTCAGCAGTTCATCGATAAGCTCAGACGGGTTCTTGTGAACCTGGCGTGCAAGCAACACATCTCGGTAGGAAGAACCAGACGGTCTAATACACGCAGTGACGATGGACATATCGAAGATACTGTGAGGGGTAAACTTCTTAAGGCTTTCAAAGGCGAACGCACTTTCAAACTGGAAGATACCCGACGGGTTGCGAATCATATCCGCCCACACTTCTTCGTCAAACCAGTTGACCTCGTGTGTTTTAGGGTATGGTTGCTCCAAGTATCTGCACGCATCTCGAATAACCTGCACCGTCTTTAAGATAAGGAAGTCATACTTCGCAAGACCTGTGAAGTCGTGGATATTTTCCATATCCAACATCAAGCAGTTCTCATTGTCTTTGTCGAACACGCCGAAGTTATCAACCAATGTGATAGGACTGATGACCATTCCTGCCGGGTGTACCGACTGTGAAATCTTGGTGTCAATCAAACCATCATAGTAGTAGAAAATCTCGGGGTACTTCTTCTTTGTCTTCTCGGGGTCGGAGTCAAACTCGTTCTTGATACGAGCAATATTTGGGAGCGACCACGGATTAGAATCGGAGTCGTCCTTGTAGTAACCCTGACCGCCGTCTAATGGGTGGTGACCCTTGATAACTCCTGCATCAGGATGTTCCTTTGTCCAACGAATGGCGAGTGCTCTGCCGACATCATCGATAACGCCTTTGGACTGCATTGTGCCGAACGAAGCAACTCGCGCCGTCTTATCAGCACCGAAACGACCTGTGATATGTTGGAAGATTGCGGGGCGGTCAGATTCAACGCAGTCAATATCAATGTCGCCGATTTCCACACGGTCTTCGTTACAGAAACGAGAGAACACTGTGTGCCAAGTCTCGGGGTTGAGGTCAATAATGTCTGCGACATAGGCAACTCTGGAGCCACCAACGGAACCTCTCGCTGTACCGATTGCCATACCTTGCTCTTTGCACCAACAAATCAGCTCGGACATAGACAACATGAAGCCGTCCATTTTCAGCTTTCGGAATACACGCATTTCTTCATCAATCGCCGTTCGGAAAGCCGCTTCTTGCTCCGGCGGGATAATACCATTTGCAAGCTTCTCAGCAAACTTTCTCTCAATAGTCTCTGTAAACTTCTCGGAGTCAGCTTCACGAGAACCATACAGAATGGGGTACTTGATGGAAGTATCTAACTCAATATCCTCTGTCATATCGTACAGTAGATTTGTGTTGTTGATTGCTTCCAAATAGACATCCTCGGGGAGTGCTCCTTGAATTCGGAACATCTCTACGAGTTCATCGTAGGTTTTATATGTAAGGTCAAAGGCGTCTTCGTCGCCGTATGACTTGTGCTTTGCAGACAGCAGGATTGCTCGACACTCTGCCTTGTAAGGGCTGGAGCTATGTGTGTCTGTACCTGCAATCAGCGGCTTACCTAACTGCTTTGCGAGAGCCAGGAGCCTTTTGTTGAACTCAATTTGTTCGGGGTGGTTATGTGCTTGCACCTCGAAAAAGTCGTACTTTCTTGCGAGTTCCATATATCGGGGGTGAGTGTCCGCTAATTTATTTAACGGAGACGCCAAACAAGCACTTGTCGAAATGATGTTATTAGAAATCGCAAGAAACTCGTCAAAGGTAATTCTGTTCGTATAGTAAAAGTGGTCTTTGTCACACGACTTACTGATGAGAGCGTTCAATTCTCGAACACCATCCATATTTCGTGCCATTAAAACGGTATGGTAATTGTCACGGACTTTTTCATCCAGGGTTTCTGTGAGGTAAACCTCTACAGAGTGGATGTATCTGATGCCCGCTTGCTTACAAGCATTCCATTTTTCTGTCCAGTTCAGAGGTTTGCCGTGCTCGGAGATAGACAGTGCTTTGGCGCCGTCTCTGACAGCCAAATCCACATAGTCTTGATACTTCGTGCAACTGTCAAGCAAACTGTACTCTGTATGACAGTGATACATAATGTAGCTACTGATTTCTAACACACCTCCTTTAGTGCAAATTCTTTGAGGAAGTTATCCAACTCCTCGTTGCTTTCGACTTCCGCTTCTTCTTGCGGTTCCTCTGTCGCAATCTCAAACGAGACAGACGCGGAGTCGAACATACTGGCGGGGACTATGATAGGTTGTACGGTGTAAAGCATATCTCGCAGTTGCGCAAGAGCCGCTTCAGTTAACATAGTGCCGTTTCGGTTTACACCGGCAGAAGCGATTTGGAAGTATGCGTTAAGGTGTGCATCCAACGCATCATTGCGTCTCGTTGGCATCTTCATCGCTCCTTTCAAATTGTTTTAGGAAGTCG